CTTGACTTCTGTTGCATCAACTCCATTAGCTTGATGCATCTGTACATTTTTCTTTGATTGATATTCATAAAACGCATCTATTGTTGTTGGTAAATCATTCTCAATAGCCATTCTGCTATACTCCCAAGCCTCTTCAATCCATGACTTTTGTTTCTCTTCTTGCTCTTTCATAGTTGCTCAACTTTAATGATTAACGGAGGCCACATGTCCATCTTCTTGATTGCATCCTCTGGACTGTTGGCTTGAATTGTTTTCTGTTGGATTGTCCACTTGACATCCTTGACTTTGTAGGTTACTTTGAAATTCTTCATCTCTTTTTGCTCTTAAATAGTTATTGAATAAATCCATGTTGAATCTGCCTGACCTTTGCCACCAGTATTCATAATGTGCTGTGCTCATATCTTATTCTTGTAAATTGTTAAACGACCAATGGCTCTTGCACAGGTATCAATGCGATCATCATACTTCTCAACCAATCCATATAGGCCAGCTCTTTTCAAGTCTGGGATGAGAGATTGATACATTTTAATCCTGTAAGTGAATCCTTCAATTATTGCATTGACATTCTCAATCTTTTCAAGTCTTGTGATTATCTCTTCTCTCATGACATTAAACTTAACAAGGTGAATAATCCACCACAAACAATAAGAACTATTGTCATAAGGCTCAAAACTGCACTCAAAAAAGATTTGTGTTCATCATTCGCTGGAAGGAATGGCTCAATAATGGTAATAAATTTTGCTTTCATATCTATTTTGTTAATTATTATAACATCAAAGTTAAGAACTTTTTTCAGTTATGAAATAATTTTAACATATTTTAACAATATAAGGAATAAAAAAAGAGAGCAATCTTTATCACTCTCTCCTTTGTTAACAATTAATTAAACGGATATGCGTTACAAATATACTTATTTTTTGAATCTCTTCAATAAAAGCTTTGCTATTTTTCCAATCAATCCAGATTGCTCATTGACATCAACCTTCACCTCACCATTGTTGATCTCAACATCAACCTTCTCTGAGTCAACCTTGATGCTTTTATTGTCCTTATCTTTGTGTAGTTCAATATCAACCTTTGGAGTATCAACCTTAACATCAGTTACTCCATCCTTTCTGGTGATTTTAACATCAACATTCTTGGTATCAATGTTTATATTCAAGTTCTTTTTTGGTCTCCCTGGCTTTTTCATTATGCTTCATTTGTTGTTACTATTCCTTTTGCCTCAAGATGCACCACTCTCACAGATGCTGGCTGTGCAATCTTCCATGCAGTCCTTCTTGCTTGGCTGAGTCTTGACTTCTCAATGCGAGATACACTTACTGAATTGTTCTGGTTGCCACCAAGCACATGATAATGTGTTGCATCCTCACCAACATAGATCCCGACATGACCTCCTCCATTCCGGGTGAAAGTCAACACATCACCAAGCATTGGCACCTTTGCAACATTGCCATACTTATTCCAGTTCAATGCCCACAATGGAGCTTTGACAACTTGCAATCCAGCAGCATGAGCACAATAAGCTATGAACAGACCACACCAAGGTATCTCATCATTGGTGTAAACCTTCTCAAGACCAAGAGCTTTGGCCCAGGATAGAATGGTTGGATTATGTTTCTTGCCAACAATCTCCTTAACACCAATGTGCTTGACTGCCTCAACTAATATCTTTGGAGCTGTTTCTTTTTTCAGCCATGCATAGCTCATATTGAATCCCTTTGGATGTAAATATACTTAATTTTTCTCTTTAATGTCAATAGGCTGTCCACATCATGCTTGAGTATCTCAACCTTGTGGTTGTTTTCCTCCTCAAGATCATGCAGATATTTCTCTGCCTTGATTGTGGTTGCATCTTTCTTTGGTGCCTTGTATTGATGCACAGGCATTGGTGCCAGGATTGCAAATAAAGAGCTCACAATTGTAGCTATCAATAGAATCTTATTCTCCATCAAGTTTTTTATTTAGTTCTTTTTGAAACAATATATCTTGCATTAGTTTTTTATCCTCTTTCCTCTCATCATCACAATCATCAATCCTCTGTTGTTGAGTCTGAATCTCTTTATCCTTTGAATTGATTAGATACCTTCCAATGAAGATCAATATTGTAAGTAATATAAAAAAGATATATGTGAATGGACTCTTTATGAATGTCTTGAAATCCAGTTTAAATATGTTTTCCATACTATAATATGCTAATATGTTTTATTCAGAACAAAGATATCAGAGTAAATTGAATTGTTTGCATTGGTTGAGCTCCATTGGGCTGTAATATTCAATGTATTGCTGATGGTAGTATCAAAAGTTGTTGAGTTCACAGTATTCCAAGCGAATCCTTGTTGAGTCCCAGATGCTAATTTCAAGATGTGGAATTGTGCCAATGATACAACTGATGCAACACCAGCTGCTCCAATGGCTCTGATTGTGAATGTTACACTTAACGTGAACACTTGATTTGTGATTGCTGGCATTGTTAATGGTCCTGAATCACCTAAGTTCACAGATCCAGACTTCAATCTGATTCTTAATGTGTTGTTGTTCTGAGCACTCATAATTCCTCCCATTTCAACCCTAAAAGAATCACCAACAGCGAAGCCATTAGCTGGCACAGATAAAGTTCCAACACCTCCATCAATCAATGTTCCTTCTGTTGTTGTTGCTGTTAATGTTGGACTATTGGCTGTCTGTGCAAATAAACCTACGTTTGTTGTGGCTGATGGACCAGGAATGGTGACAACAGTCTCTCCTCCACTATCTGCTGCTGTGACTCCAGCTCCTGTGAATTTCAAAGTTGATCTCTGCGTTAATGCTGTGCTCTCATCCTTGATGGTATCATAAGCTTGAGCTGTGACATTGATGGTTGTTGTTGCCATTATATGTTTATGTTTATTGTATTATTGGTTGTTGTGTCCTGTGTGAAGGTATCCTCAAGAGATCCATTGACATAGACTTGATATGTTGTTGTTGGATCTCCACAATCTCCACCTGGAGGATTGCCATTCTCAAAGTCATAGTTATCATAAGGAATGGAACACCAATCATTGTAGTCATATATTGATGCACTGACATTGATTGTCCATCCAGCTGTGACATCTGGTCCTCTGTTAATGAATGGTTGTGTTGTGATGTCTCCATTGATGTCCATGAAATCTTCAAATCTCCATTGTTGTAATGTGATTCTGATGTCATTACAGATGCTCAAGCAATCAGAATGAATCTCATTGATTTGTCTATACTCTTGGATGTTGTACTTATCACAGATTGAGATGACCATGTTCACATTCACAGCTTGAGCTGTCATAGATCCAGCCTGTAAAGTCACAACCATCAAAGGATATTGAGCTGCATCTCTTGACACAGCATCAATATAGTCACCTTGAAAGAATTCGTTTATCTGCCTGTGCTGTGTTGCTATTATTTCCAGCTCTTTCATTAGCTGGTTTAACGTTCTTTCCATCCTTATTAAGATATGCTTTTAGTTTATCAATCTGTTTCTTTGAGAATTTCATTGGATCCAGTTCAATGGTTTATATCCTGTCTTATCTTTTTTCACATACTCATTGCAATGATCAGAACACATATCACAATACTCTGGATATTTGGTTGCCTGGTCATCCATAAGGAAGCCAACAAGTCTCTCCTTGTAAAAGTATGCATCCTTTCTCAACTGATCTCTGAATTCATGTACCTCACTCAAAGTATTGGCTTGAAGATTCTCATCAGATACTCTTCCTGTTGCTTTGTTGGTCATCTTCTCAGTCAATAGCAATGCTGCTCTGTAATCAACGAATGCAACCAGACATGGCACAACATAATCATTCATCAATGTGAGATAGTCAGGAGTCCAGTTGGATGTCTCAACTCTGTCAAGCAATGCTTTGTAAAGAGGAGTCCCCAGAGCTGGCTGAATATGCATGTCTTGACTTCGCTTGATAGCAACTGCCAAGAGCTTGGTATCTGTATTGTTGTGGATCAATCCTAATTTTTTAAGATTCTCCACTGATAGTAGGTAGTTCATAGTCTTATCGTTTTACAACTAATTGTTGAATCCATTCATGTCTGCACCATGGTGTTGATGCTTGAGTATCTGGATTGGTATACCATCCGCCTCTGTATCTCCACACATCTCTGTATGGTGTTAACCTATTAGAGATAGCGTTAATCTCATCCCTGGTGTAAAGTCTATTAAGGTCCATTAATCTCTCGCAGAATTGTCTTGAGCCACTCTTAGCTGGAGGGACATCAAGTCTGGTCCTATATCCATATCTTACCTCAAATCTTTCTATTGGAATCTGCTCCTCTCTCACAAGTTGTGTTCCTAACTCAGTGACTTGTCCCTTTGTGATGACCTCCCATTTCATTAGTCTTGCCATTGACTTGGCAATCTCCTCAATGTTTGTGTTCAGAGCTGTTGCAATAGCATTACTGTCCTCACCATCTCCAATCATCTTAAGTACATTCTTGTCAAAGTCATTGAGCTCTGCTGAGATTTCTGCTATGGTTGCAAATAATTGGTCTTGCTTTGTGAATACCTCAGCTGATGGTGTATCCCATGCAATTGGAAATGTTGCAATCACATCATAATTATGAGCTGGCTCACCATATTGAGCAAAGTATCCTATCTCATCATCTTGATGGTCAAACTTGCATGAGCTCAATTGCTGTGCTCCTGGTTGCAATCCCACAATCCTTCTTGCTTGTGCCTCATCAATGGTTGGAAATGATGCCAATACAATGCTTAATGCACTCTCGCTGGTCAATACTCCTTCCTTAATCTTAGCAACCACATCAATAAGTGATGCAATCTGTGCTCCGTTCAATGCACTCTTAGCAACATCAACTGGAGCCTCTGCTGTTGGTTGGTCAGTTGCTGTTGGTTGTGCTGCCACTGGTGCAACTTCAGCTGTTCCAATTGGTTTAACATCTCTCAACTTAATAACACCAACATCTCCAGATAGTCTGACCATTTCATTCAATATCCATTCAAGTCTCTTCTGTCTTGTATCAACATAAGTTGTCTTGAAGATCTCGAATAAATCAGCACTCTCAGCTGCATTGAATGAGCCTTCTGGAG